TAGTGCAGTGGTACCCAGCTTGGTGGTGCTGGCTTGGTTCAGCTTGATCAGGTCAATGCTGGCGCTATCGGCTAGGTTTGCGCCAGCCTGGAATAGCTCCTTGGCTTCTACCTTTTTTGTAATGCTTGACCCAACATCAACGATGGCCAGCACGTCATTGGCTGCCACATCAGCTTGATTCAGCTTTGTTAGCTGCGTAATTCGCTGGTCAGCCACGGGTTACAAGCTCCTTTGGTACATTCTAGTCTTCAACCTCGGTCAGCAGGAACTCCAGGCTGTTTTGGTTGAGGGCAAGACGGTCGTCATCTTCCTTCAGTATATAGCCAGATGGCCGGCCTACCAGCAGTTTGATTTCGCCAGTGGTAACAAAGTCTATGCTACACGAAATCACGTCGGATGCGGACAGCTCCAGGCCTGCGCGTGTCACCATTGCGGTGAACTCATAGTAGATATTGTCCGATGCGGATAGCGCGGGGTCATTTGCTGAATCTGTGATCGACAGCAAACAATCGAACTGGCTGCCAATGTCAACGCGGTGGATAAGCTGCAGCATCAGCAGCGGCGTTTCCTTTACGCCGGATGTTGCATTGTTGAACAGACAATCAATCTTACCGGAGCCGCTAATAAGGCCAGCGGAATACATGCGCTTGAATTTATCATTTAGCGTGGTCGCATCTAAGTTTTCACGGTCAGTGTTAAATGTGTAGCCAGTGACATCTCCCAATACATTGGCCGAAATGTCGCGCACGACCAATTGGATTAAAAGCGGGTCGCCAACAAACGACTGCACTTGATATTCGGCGGCGCGGTTATTGTTTACAGCATCAGCGAACGTAGGGAAAAACCGCAAACCGCCTGCAGCGTTTACATTGATAAAAGGTGAAAAGCTGCGTTGCTCAACGCCTTCACCGTCCACCCAACTGCCTACAGTGAAAAATAACAGACCGCGTGGATCGGCGGTGCTAATAGTTACTTTGTCGCCGGTCAGCAAATTGTCAACAGCGCCTTCAAAGCCAACGCGATTCAATACAACAGTTACGTCAGCATTTTTCACCAATGCTGACAGGACTATTTCATTGTTGCGGCGCAGCCTTACGTTGCCGACATTGCCGATAAAATAGGTCATGCGTCAACGAGTTCTATAAATGGACCATCAACCGTAAACTGTAGCGATACGCTGGTAAGTTCCCCGGTGCCTACAGTGATGCCAGCATTGGTGATGTACGCATTAAAGGCAATGTCATCTTTTACGTCGGCGCCAGTACCGGGCTGCGATCCAGCCCGCAGCACCATCCCCACGCGGTCGGACTCGGTAACGCCTGTGTTGCTGGTTTTCATCACCTTGTTGAGCAATTGCTCAAACTGCACGCCCACATCACCAGATTCCACTCTGTAATACATGACAGTGGCAGAGCCAGTGGATCTAACCATGCCAGGCGTGTACTTCTTGACTGCTGTGTCGATGGTGGTAGTTTCAAGCAGCTCAAGGCTGGTTTCAATGGACCAGTCACGAATTTTGAGCACCGATTGATTGTCGGCTGGCGTGGGGCCGGCAGTAAGAATTGGAGTGATGTACATCCTGCCGCTGCGGCCTGTGTAAAAGCCCATCTTTAGCGCCTAACCATTTGTTTGCATTCTACTCTGCAGCGCCATCAATGGTAAAGAGCCCTGGATGGATGCTGTCGAGGCCTATCGCTATGAGGGACTGACCATAGATATTGCATGGGTGCTCTACTGCGCGGACCGTGGTTTCACCTTCCTCTTCCATCGTCACCTCCGTCACGCGGAACACCCGCTTAGAGCGCACGGCTTGACCGAGCACAAACAAGTCGCCTTTGCGTGATGCAAGCGTAGGTGCCGCGCCATTGGCAACTGCCACGCCATTGAAAGACCTAGTGCCATCAGTGCTGCCGTAGGTTAGTACGTTATAGGTGCCGTTGGGGATGCCTTGTAGTGGCACATTGAAAATGCCGCCGTCCTCGATGCGCCCTGTGTAGATGCCATCCCATTGATTGTTGCTAGTTTCGACGTAGACGTAACTGCCGGGCATCACGAAAATATCCGTTGGGAAGGTCATAAATTCAATGGCGCGACGGCTGTAACGCCGCACATTGCAGAGGTATTTGCCAAGTAGGATTGCCTGGGCGCGTGTCGTTACAAACTGCGAGATGTCAAGACTTTCGCGTATTGCGTTGGCTTCTTGCGTGTCAGTGCGACTTACCTCGACGCTGTTATTGCGTGGGAAAATGCTGCTGCGTTCAACATCGCGATAGATGAGTGTGACAATGACATCTTGCACGCTGGCGCCGTAGTCAATAAACTCTTCCTTGAAAGTGTCTTCAAGAATGTTACCTTGATTAAACAAAGCCGTAATTGATACCTCTCGCGTGATTTGACCAGTGGATTTAACATAGGGAAGTGCCGGCACAAGCGTCTCTTTGCCGCCAATCTTGCCAAGTTCCAGCAGGCTGAATGGTGCCACCTGCGCCCAAAAATCTCGCCATGGCCGGCTATCTGCAATAAGCCCATCCATGAAAAGTTTGTTATATTCGCAAAACCGCTTGCTTTGCGCTAATTGCAGCACATCAACAGAATGCAAACTGGCATAACGTCCGACACCATTGATGCCATCAAGAATGGTATCTAAAAATATATCAGGAGCAAATGACGTGGAATTAGTGGGGGCGCCGGCAGCAAAAATTTCAATGTTGTTATCGTATGGCGCGCCAGTGGCTTCATTGCCAAAGTAATCAAGAGTTGTTGGCAACAGCCTTACGCGTTTGCCTTCAGTAACGTAAACACTGACGCTGCGTAAATCTTGGGTGCCAGAGCCGGCTAATACATGCAGTGCAAATGTAGAAAGCCCAACATACAAATTAGGATTGTAAGTAGACCATAGTTGAATTAACTGCTCCGATACAGCAGTAATTTGCATTTCTGTGGCAGAGTCAAAGGAAAATGTAGTGTTAGTAAAAGCGTCATAATTAAACAAGTCCCATTCGTGCGTAAGGACTGGGGATGAGTTAAATGCAACATAATCGCCTCTTTCGCTGTCTAGATATATAGACCCATTAAAATACACTTCAAGATTCCCGTCTTCCGTTAGGTCTGTACCTAATGTTACAAGGGGCCCACTGGTGTCTAGGTAGCAGTACCCACGCGTGTGAAAAGTGCGAATTTCTGTGTAGGTATCAATTACTGTTTCTAATGTTATTTCAATAAATCGCGGCCCTGCGTTGCGCGAAATAAGTTTTAAGTAAGCAAAGACATCTTGTTCGTTAATGCCACGGCAGCAAAAAATGTATGGCAGTCTTATGTAATCACCGCTATGGTCAAAACGGTAAAAGATGACAAACATGGCAGTCCGTGCTTTGGCGCCATTGTCTGATGTATTGTGACCCCCGTAAACATTTTGATCGCTGCCGTAAACACTGGCGCGGCCACTAATGCGCCTATACGCTTGAAAACGTAATGCCAAGTCCAAAACATTGCATTTAGTAACACTGGAATATGAGGCTTCTTCGACACGGGCCAATCCTTTAACATATAAATTAGCCACGGGATTACCAAGAGGGTCTCTCCAATGAAGAAAATTATAATTTGCGCTTGGCATTTGGCCGCTTCTTGTGCATTCAAGAGTTGCAATTAAATCACCTTCCTCAATGTTATTTTTTCCGTTCGTAAAGCGCACATACATTACGCGGAATAATGCGGAACCAGCTTTGAATATAGCGCCATTGTCAATTCGCGATGCACTATCACGCAAAGCATCTTGCCTGGCAAGGCCCGAGGTATCAGTGGTTAGCAGCAGTTCTGCGGTATTTGGAATAGACAGCTCCCATTGGTCGCCTACAGGTACTACTGGGCGGTCGGAGCTATCAGGCCAATAATTGCCACTTAACGATTTAAAACTGGTATTAACTAGCGCAAATTCGCTCTCTCCTTTGTCATTAAGGATGAGCAATTCAACGTTAATAGGGATAAAGCCGGTAACGCCGACGCTACTAGCAGTGGTGGGCGAAAATGCTTGGCTGAAACCCTCCTCTTCGTTCGGCAGTCCACCACTG